AGGAATCATATACATACAGGATCACATTTTAGTTTTATAATTTATGTAAAAGGCAAAGAGTCAAAGACCACTTTTTTTGCACCACATAAATATTTAATCGAAGCTTTTTATGATAATCAATTTTATCCTAATTCTTATGAGTCAGAATGCAGACCTGGGCAAATAATAGTTTTTCCTAGCTTTTTAGAACACATGGTTCGTAAGAATAGTGACACGGTTACATATGCTGGTAATATAAAAATGATTGTTCATGAAGAGCAAAAAACATTATGGAAAAAATCAAACAAAGGAGAAGAAGATGGCAATGGGTAGATCACAAATGAGAAAACAAGTAGAAGGTCAATTAAGAGGAGCTAGAAAAATAAAAAAAGTTATTAAAGGTTTAAGTAAAGCTTCAAAAACACATGCTGGACAAGCTAAAACACTAAGAGGAGTTATAAATGGATCCAAGAAAAGGAACGGGAAAAAAGCCTAAAGGTTCTGGTAGAAGGTTATATACGGATGAAAATCCTAAAGATACGGTAGGAATTAAATTTGCGACACCAGCAGATGCTAGAAGAACTGTATCTAAGGTAAAAAAAGTAAACAAACCTTTTGCTAGAAAAATACAAATATTAACAGTTATGGAACAACGTGCTAAAGTGATGGGAAAAAACAAGGTAGTAAACATTGCAAAAAAAGGTAAACAATCCATACGGAAAGGTCGTAAGGTCTAGAATGTTCAGACCAAAAATGATACAATCTAAGAAGTTGTACAACCGCAAAAAGGAAAAGTTAAATACTTTCAATGCGGCCGCAAAAAAGGAGTTAATATGACAAAATTATGTCCAAGAGGTAAAGCAGCAGCGAAGCGTAAATTTAAAGTTTACCCGTCTGCATATGCGAACGCATACGCTAGTAAAATTTGTGCTGGTAAAATTAAAGATCCTTCTGGGGTCAAAAGAAAAGATTTTAAAGGCCCTAAACCATCAAGAAAAAAAGGTGGTATGATGATAATCATAGGTGTTGGTAAAGCACCAAAGAAAGGTCTAAAAACTAAGAAGAAAGCTGAGGGAGGCTATATAGGTTCGCATATAAAATCTGATTTAGCAGGAACACCTGTTTCTAACAAATCATATGAATCTTATTATAAAGATTTACTCTAATGGCTAAAAAAGGTTTAAAATCATGGTTCAGAGAAAAATGGGTAGACATTGGAGCTCCGAAAAAGAATGGGCGATTTCAGCCTTGCGGTCGGTCAAAAAAATCAGGGAGAAAATATCCAAAATGCGTTCCACTTGCAAAAGCCACACGGATGAGCGAGTCGCAGAGGGCAAGTGCTGTCAGCAGGAAGAGAGCGGCAGGAAATGTGGGCCCTAAACCTACCAATGTTAGTACGTTTACAAAGAAATACTATGGGGGTATGATAGACCTATGAACAAAAAATATAGATTTAGAATGGTTGTGCCAAAGCCTACTGGTAAAGATGGTAAACCTTTTAAACCAAAAGAAATTAAACCAAAGAAAAAAAGAGAGGGCGGAATGTTAAAAAAATTTCCAAAAAAACCATCGCCAGTTAGAAGAATAGGAACGGCTACTGGAAAAGCAAAAGACTATCCAGGAATAAAAAAAATTATAGAATTAAATAAACAAGGTAAAAAGAGATTTTCCAAAGGAGGCAAAACTGAATTTGGAATGTTATCAGTTAAAGCTGGTATTGATAATAATCCTAAACCTACACAAGCCGATAGAATAGCAGGTGCTAAAATGAGCAAACCCAAAAAAGCTATGATGGGTCTTGCTGTTCAAGCTGCTAAAAAAGCAAAAGATAAAGGTGCAAGGGGTGCAGAATTTTTAAGCCCTTTAGCAATGCTAAGAAGAGCCGCTAAAAAAGATGGCGGTATGTTAGAAAAAAGAATGGGTGGCGGAATGATGAAATATTCCAAAGGTGGAATGAAACAAGGTTTCGGTGCTGCTCGAAAATCTGGTGAAGGATTACAAGATGAAAAATTAACACCAGGTAAAACAATGGATTATTATAAAGACCTTATGTAATCATTGGTTTTACCAGAAGGATAAACAATGCGTAGAACCAAAAAATTAAGAACTAAAAAATTTAGAGGCGGAGGTATGGATGCCTCTTCATCTGATTTTAAAACACCGTCTGCTACTCCTGGAGCTTCAAGAGGCCCCGCAGGAGGAGCTTCGTCTGGTGGAAATTATGGTGGAAACCGTAACCCTTCTCAAACTTATGGAGGTTCATCACCTAGAGAATCTGGAATAAGAAAAGCACAAGCAGAAGCTGGAAAAACTACAAACTATCCGACAAGATTACAAGCTACTAAAATAGCTTTAGATAAAAGAACAAAATTAGATAATAAATTAGACCCTAACAAATTTAAACTTAACAAAGGAATTTTTAGTACAACTGCTGAACCAACAGACGTTCCTTATAAATCTAATATGTTAGTAAATTTAGCTGCCTCTGCATTGGTTCCTGGAGGCGGTGCAGTAGCTGAACTAGGTCAAAGAGCAAAATACAGAGATAGACAAAAGTTTGCAAGAAACGAAGGTTTATATAGAGATTTTTATAGAGGTACACAATACACAACTGGTAAAACTTTACAGCCTAATTCACCAGAGGGAAAAGAGTTTCTTAAAGATGCAGGTTATGGAAAAAGACCACCAGAACAAAAAAAAGATGATAACGATGTTAAATGTCCGCCAGGTTTTATTAACCAAGGCGGTGTTTGTGTAAAACAATCTACTACACCAGCTCCTACTCAAACAGCAGCTCCGTCTGGGCCAGGTTTAAAACCATTCTATCGGTTTGATGCACAAGGTAATATTGTATCAGTAAAAGAGGGTGGAGAAATAGAATTTACTAAAAGCATTCAATCAAAATATTATAAGGACTTATTATAATGGCAACTTCTGGAACAACAGCATTTGATTTAAATATCGATGAAATTATTCAAGAGGCTTACAATCGTTGTGGTGTAAGAACTAATTCTGGATATGATCTTAAAAGAGCAAGAAGAAATTTAAATATTTTATTTTCTGAATGGGGAAACAGAGGTGTTCACTTATGGAAAGTAGAATTGCAAACTCAAGCATTAACTGCTGGAACTATTGCTTATAATGCACCGACTTCTGCATCAGATGTTTTAGAGGCATTTATATCTACATCATCTGGAACCACTTCAGATACAAATGATATATCATTAACAAAAATTGATAGATCTGCGTATGCAGCTTTACCTAACAAAGGATCAACTGGCCAACCATCCCAGTATTTTGTTGATAGACAAACAAGACCTGTAATAAATTTATACGTTGCTCCAGACGCATCAACTTACACTCATTTAAAATATTATGTTATCAATAGAATAGAAGATGCAGGTGCTTACACAAATCAAGCAGATATTGCTTACAGATTTATACCTTGCATGGTTTCTGGTTTGTCTTATTATTTATCTTTTTTGGCTAATCCTGGATCTACATCGTCTTTAAGATTAGTTTACGAAGATGAATTACAAAGAGCTTTGACAGAAGATGGACAAAGAGCTTCTGTTTATATATCACCACAATCATTTTATGGGGATGGAGTATAATGGGTAGACAAGCAACAGGAAAATACGCTAACGCAATATCTGATCGTTCTGGTCAAGCTTTTCCATATAGAGAAATGGTAAAAGAATGGACAGGTGCATTAGTACATACTTCTGAATTTGAACCAAAGCATCCTCAACTTGATCCTAAAAATCCAGGTGCAGATGGACAAGGATTAAGAAATGCTAGACCACAAACTTTTACACTTAACTCTGGTGGTGGTGGAAGAGCTACTGTCGATTTAACTTTACCTGGAGATTTTGCATTTAGCTCAAACGGAATGCAACCAGATGATGGCTCTGCACAAAACAGAGCAAGACAAGCAAACTTTTTATTAGGAACTATAACTGTGAGTATAACATAATGGCTATTTCATATTCTAATTTTTTAACACAAGTAAGAAACTACGCTGAAGTAGACTCTAATGTTTTATCTGATACTTTGCTTGATCAATTTATTAGACAAGTTGAATTAGATATTGCAGGTAAAGTTGATTTTGATGATTTAAGAAAATATGCTACTGCTAATTTTGTTAATGGTCAAAGATATGTATCCTTACCTTCAGATTTAGTTATTGTTAGATCTGTGCAAGTTTTTGACTCCTCAAATGATAGACAATTTTTAGAAAAAAAAGATGTAAGTTTTATATCTGAATTTAACAATACAGGAGCAACTGGATTACCAGAATATTATGCAATGTGGGACGATTTTAATATCGTTGTAGCCCCAACGCCAAATAGCACCTATCAAGTACAAATCAATTATATTATTGATCCTAAGCATTTCTCTTCAACTAATGAAACCTATATATCAAAATATCAAGAAGGCCTATTATTGTATGGGACTTTAGAACAAGCTTTTTCTTACTTAAAAGGCCCTATGGATATGTACAAGTTGTATAAAACCAAGTATGATGAGAGTATACAAGCTTTTGCTCTTCAACAAATGGGTAGAAGAAGAAGAGGAGAATACGATGATGGAGTACCTAGAATTAAGGTTCCTTCACCATCGCCATAATTTTTAGGAGGATAATATGGCTATAACAACTAACGCAATATGTAATGTTTTCAAAGAAGACATTTTATTGGGACAAAACAACTTTAGTACATCATCTGGTGATGTATTTAAATTAGCTCTATACACTTCACAAGCGTCTATTGGTGCAGATACTACATCGTTCACAACTTCGAATGAAGTAGGAAACACTGGTCAGTACACTTCTGGTGGTAGTGCTTTATCTAATAACTTGGTATCAGTTAACGGAACAACAGCTTTCGTTGATTTTGACGACCTATCTTTTACAGGAGTAACTTTAACTGCAAGAGGAGCTTTGATTTACAATACGTCAAACTCAAACTCTGGCGTAGCGGTTCTAGACTTCGGTGGAGATAAAACAGCTACTGCGGGAACTTTTACAATTCAGTTTCCAAACGCTAACGATACACAAGCAATTATTAGAATATCGTAAGGTTATGAATGGCTGGTGCTTGGGGACAAGGAACATGGAATGCTAATAGCTGGGGTACAGACGTAAACACTGTATCCGTTTCGGGTATTGCATTATCTCTAAGCATCGGCAACACAGAAGCTTTTCACGCAGAAGGATGGGGAGCTAACACCTGGAGTTTTGGTAACTGGGGTGAAGTACCAAATTCAGATGTTTTAGTTACTGGAGTTTCTGCATCAACATCTATATCTGCTGCTAACATAGAAGTATTTCAAGAATTTGAAGTTAGTGGTATTGCATTACAAACAAACATTGGAAATTCAGATCAACAAATTTTAAACAATGGTTGGGGTATTAAATCTTGGGGATTTGGTGCTTGGGGATTATCTGGAAATACTTTATTAACAGGCCAATCTGCAACTGTTTCACTTTCAAGCCCAACTATTATTATTGATCATGTTGAGCAAGTTTCTTCCGTAAGTGCTTCAGTAGTTACTGGTATAGGTGTTTCAAGAATTGATCATTTACAAGAAGTAGATAGTTTTGCAATTTCTACTTTTGTTGGAAATCAAAGTGCACCAGTAGGAAACGCTATTGTTCAA